TCTTAACAATATGCTTGTCAACATGATACTGTGCTGCCTTGTCGAGATCCTCGTCTAAGTAAAATAAATTCATAAATTACTTCCAACACTTGTAAATGCCACAGAGACCATCTGCATTTTCTGTAGTCTTACAGTAAGGACAGACCTTCTCAACTTTTTGTGGCTTGATTTTTTTAATGTCTTTGAACTTTTTCATAACTTATATTATACTAAAATTATGAGATGAAGTCAAGAACTATTTTCCAGATCCGTTAATTTTATCCTTTGCTGTTCCAGCATATAAGCCGAACCAAGCTGCTCCAGCACCTACTACGATACTGATAAGTCCTGACTGTTCCATTGTAGGCTCTGATAGTTCCATGAACCACATTGTACAATAGTATAATAAGAAAATATATACTGATAAAAATAATCTTGGGAAAATTCTCCAAGCATCAATCATGTTTGATAAGAAAATCCAACGCTGCCAAGGATTATCTGGCTCTTTGTTGGCTTCCATCTCTACGATTTGTGCTTTGAGATTTGAATTTTCGGTTACAAGTTCCATGAATTTATTAAGATCAATCTCGACCTCATTTCTACTCATATCACCTGCGAATCTTTCGTCTGCCATTTAGCTCTCCTTTGCGTCTTGTTTAGCTTTACCAACATTGATTGCAAACCAGTCAAGAACTTTATACATTTTCCCGACTAACTTGTCATCTTTTGGTGTGTCTGTACACGCAGCTATGATTGAAGCACTCATGACTAACCATGGTATAACTTGAATCCATCCGATAACCCATTGTAAGAATCCTAACATTCTTCTCTCCTAATCCTCTTACGAGGCTCAGCCTTGTTTCAAGGCGTATTCTATTGCTTTCGCCCATATATCATCATCTGCGATAATACAGTCGATAGCATCGTAACCTAATTCTTTTGCTGCAGAGAGATACTTATTCCCTTTGTAGCAAACGAAAGGTTCTTCAATGTAGGGCTGATCGCCGTCCATTGTTAAGTCCTTATGATTAGAAATTAACAATAGAAGTGGATCTTGTAATCCTACAAGTGCAACTCCATCTGCAAGAAATTCTTGGTCAGTACTGTTTGCACACTTAATCTTATCCAGTTGAACTGGGATAGGTTTATATTCTGCTTCTTCTAAATAATCTTTGACGAGATAAGCAGATACTCGTCTAGTTTTTGAACTAAGTGTTCTTTGAGTGTTTATTTGTTTTCCTCTAATTTTTTAATTCTTTGCACTAAAGGATCATAGCCATCAAATTCTTCAATACCACACTTTGGATGTGCTATCTTTTCTAATGCAACTACTCTATCAGAATAATGATTTTGGTTTTCCTCAATCTCTACTATTCTGTCCTCTAGTTCTTCACACCATTCTTCGATTAATTCTAATCTTTCTTGTAAGTGTGGGTGCTTCTCAAAGTATTTAGCACCTTTCATTGCTTCTCTATAAGCAAGATATTTATTAACTATATTCCACATGATTCACCTCATCTCTGATAGGGTGGTAGGGGGATAAGTTTTGATCTACATAAACTACTATATCTCCTACTGTTCTCAATGTTTCTACAACTTCGTCAGGTATATGTACATCAAACTCTTGTTCTACATTTATAATTATTTCAACCATATCAAGACTGTCAGCATTGTGTTCATCAACTAAATCCGAAGTCATACTTACATTGCCTACATTTATTTGTTCTTTAACTATACCAAATACTTTACTGTGGATTGACATTCAAGGACTCGGTTGTTACTTTTCTATAGTATACTACTACATCTTTTAGTTCAGTAATATATCTTTGTAGTTCTTTCATGTTTAAAGACATAACTTCATAATCAGGAACAGTCATTGCTAAAAATACTATTTCACCCTCTTGTTTTTCAATACGAGCAAGTTGATCTTCCCAGTTATCTGGTGTGACTACTATCCATTGTGGAGTTGTTAACTCTAGTTCACGAGGCATGATTGGTTGAACAATCTTCCTCTCCATAGGCTTTGCTGTTACTTCTATAGGTCTAGTTGTTAGTAGACTGCAACTGGAGACCATCATCAAGATCGTCAACGGTAGCACTGATTTTTTGAATGTGTTCAAATGCATGTTTTGTCCCATTGTTTATTTTCCTTTCCATTTCTACTGGATCTTCCAGTATTTTTGCTGTTAATTTATATTCTTTAATGAAATTACTGTATCTCATTAACTCTCTTTGGATTTCTTGACTTCTTACTGTCATACTCTGTAATTGTTCTGTTTGCAAAGTAAAATCCTTTTGCATGGTAGCCATTGCTTCTTCTTGAACTGCAATTGCACCTTCTAATTTTGCATTGTTTGCTTTCAATGTTTCATTCTCTGTATAGAGCCAATAACTTGCCCCTCCAAGAACTAAACAAAAAGCTAATAACATTTGATTCATTATATCTCCTCTATTTTGTAATTAAGTCCTTCTGCACCAGTGAATTGTACTACTTCTCCACTTTCTGTTCTAAACTTTAAATGTTTTTCTTTTTGAGTTATTATCTTTTTAACTAGGAATACCTGATCATCAGAGTCTCCCCAGACATTATTAAAGCTGACTGTCACCTTGTAAAGGGGTACAAACTTGCTCTTTAACCATATCCACCACCTTTTGATGGCGGCTAAGAATTCTTTTATTTTGTCCAATATTGCTCTCCAACTGTTTTAATTTTTGCCAGTTTGCTAACTCGATGTTCCTTGTTATTTCTAACTCAGTTACATACTGTGTGTAAATATAATAATGAAAACATAATGCTACCCATACGAGTAGCACTAGTAATTTGTTTATGTTGATGTCGTTGATGATGTAGAAGTTGAACTACTAGTTGTAGTACTTGTAGTTGGTACGACTGTTGTTGTCTCAGTCATTGTATTCAACTCATCAATAATTGCCTGCTCTGTAGAAGTAACACTTGTTGTTTCAGTACTAGTTTCTGTACTTGTTGTACTTGTTGTTGTACTTGTGCTAGTGCCTGCCAGAGCTTCAGCAACTGCTGTAAGCGCTGCTGCTGTCTGAGTAACTGTTGTTACATTGACTGCATTGTCAGGTACTTCTACTTCTACTACTGGAACTATCTCTGGTTGTTCTTCTTTTACATCTTTGGGTTGTTCATTGTATGCCCAAACTAATAACATTAATAACAATATATCCATTATTTCTCCTGTTTTTTCTTTTGTTTTTGAAGTTGCTGTGCAAATTCTTGTATATATTCTTCAAAAGTCATACCTCTCTCTGCGGCGTGAGCCATAACTATTGCTACTTCTTCGCCTGAAAGTGTAATCTTTTTAGACATTATTCCAATCCTTACCTTCAAAAAGTAAAGCTTCTGCTTCTCGTCTACGAACTAACCCTTCCAACACTTTACCACTTGCTTTATTCCATCTTTTTAACTGGGCAGGTACTTCTTCGTACTCTCCAGCATTGAGGACTTTCAACATAGTTGAATTTAGTAAATTGGTTGGTCCAAGGTTATATGTCCATGATACTAATGCATCAAACATGCACTGGTCTAATTGATTTTCTACTGCGTCTGATACATAGCTTTCATAAGTAGCTAGTTCTTCTACTAGCATTTCGTCTGCTTGTGCTTTGGTAATTTGCATACCCTCTGTTACGCCTTTTGTGTGTCCGTATCCGATTGTTAAAACACCAGCAGCACACTTGTATGCTTCTAGTTCACAACCTTCGAACTTCTTGATAAGGGCAATGCCCTCTTGTGATATTTTCATAATGTAAAACTTTCTCCACAGCCACACTGTGCTGTTTCTTGTGGACTAGAGATTTTGAACTGTTCATTCAGTCCATCTTCTTCCCAGTCTATGTTGATTGTATCGACATAACTAAATGTCATTGGGTCTACAGCTATTATACCATAGAACACCGCATCACTTGATGTATTTGGTTCTTCCAAATAACTCAAGTCATACGACCACCCGTTACACCCATTTGGTTTCAACATTAAGCGTATCCCCCAAACTTGTTTGTTTTCTACTTTTTGTTTTAGCCTTTCTAACGCAGGCTCGCTACAATTTATCATAATACTAGATTAATGCGAGTGGGCAGTTGCCTGCCCTCTCGACTTAGGTCTTTGACAGCGTATTAAACTAAAGGTATTGCACTCGCTACTACAGCCAGTCCAAATAAACATATAAGTCCGAACATTGTTACGGCATCTTGTATGTCCTCGTGTTTTTCTACTTGTCTAAAACTATTCATTATTCTTGATTTCATTTTATATCCAATACTCTACGATTGGAGTTCGGAGTTTTAGACAGCGCGATAGTCAATAGTCCATCTGTTAGTTCGACATCGTCTACTTTTAAGTCTGCGTTAAGCATAAACTTACGCTCAAAAGATTTAAGACTGAGACCTTGATGAGAGAATCTTTCACTCTCACTCAATTTCTGTTCTTTTTTCCCCTTTATGAGCAGTTCATTATCATCATGAACCAACTCAAGCTCTTGTTTAGACCAACCTGGCACTGCAACCTCTATTCGAAAGTTGCCTGTATCCACATTCTCTACAATGTTATATCTTGGATATGATGTATCAGTGTTGTGCAACAACCACTCATTGTTCATTCCAAGCCAAAATTTACTAATATCAATCGTCATATTATTTCTCCTAATTTCCTTTTCAGTAAAACTATGCCCACCCTTTCGGTATGGACGCCATTGTGTAAGAAACCCTTCTCACACTTATGTATATTATACTAAAATTAAGACCAAAAGTCAACAACTATTTTTTGATTAGTCATCAAAATCTATCTTGCCCTGTGCTTTCATGTAGTCTAAGGTCTTTCCGATTCCTTCTTGATGTCCGTGCCTGTATGCAAGGTAAATGCATGATACCAGTATTAATAGGTATGCTATATCTATGTCCATAATTATTCTCCAATGACTATATTATATCAATTTTATAACCTCATGTCAAGTAATAAATTAGGGGTATCTAAAAATAGTTGTTGACACATGGATGAAGATTTGATATAATAACAGTATGATTTATAAAAGAGGTAAATGGACAACTAAGGAAAGACAGACACTCAAAGACCTCTACAATAAAATACCAATCACGGAGTTATCAAGTAGATTACTGAGAAGAACTACTAGTATCACTTCACAAGTTAACTATCTTCGAAAAAGAGGATGGGCGTTTCACAGGAGAAAGGATGGATAATATAATTGAATTCCCTAGAATGAAAAAGTCAGAAGAAATAACAGATAAGTTAGCAACTGCACTTATCGCTGCATGCCACGAACAAGGACTGAACACTACAGATCCTGACTTCGTCTTTGATATGGCATGGGTACATAAGTTTCTTCAAGCGACAGTTGACAATCAACACAACATCGCCAATGACCTGTGTCGCCTCACACGAGCACAAGGATTAAATGAGA